AGAAGCTCTTCCTAAACTAAATGAATCCGATATAGAAACTTGGAAGCAAAATAAAAAAGAAAGAGTAATAAAATACTTCAAAAGATTCGGAAAAGACCCAAGAAAATTCTTCGAGTAGTCAGAAATTGACAAATTTTAACGATTATTTACTGAAAATGTTACAATAGTCACTATTCTTTACAAAGTTTTAATATTCTTTTGATTAAATAATTTAGAAAAAAGGATAGATGAGTAATGGATGAGATATCAAAGTGGTTATTGGAGCAGATTGGGATGGTTGTTGTTATGGGACTTGCTATTTGGTGGTTAGCCAGACGTTTAGTACAAGCTGAAAAGGAAAAGGACAAATTATCACAAGATGTTATTAAATTAACTACTATGTGGGAATCTAAAGCCAGTTCTATGACTGATGAATTAGAAGAAGATAAGAAACGAAAAGATTTAATAATAGCATTACTAAGTGAAATAAAAGGTATGCTAACTACCAAAAAATAACGATACTAAAGACCAAATGTGCATATATAGGTGCATTTGGTCTTTTTATTTTAATGTAAAGTTTACTTGCATTAAATAAAGAAAGAAGGAAACCTAAATGGAAGTGTTTAACGTATTTGATATTATATTTAGCAATAAGAAAAACAATACTTATAAAAAAGCTGTTGATAGTTTATCAAGGATAAAAGACATAGTAACAAACATTTCAGTTCAATTTCCAGACGTAAGTAGTAAAGACATAAAGACCATAAAGAACAAATGGATCGAACTAGGAGAACCTATCGCAAAAGGAATCCATACAATGAGTTTACATACCAATACAGATTATAAGAGTTTATTAGTTCATCATACAAAAAATAGTCAATCATCACCTCATTTTCATAGTAAAGAATGGGAAATTATAACAATTTTAGATGGTGAATGTTCTGATGAAACAACCAATGTTAAACTTAAAAAAGGAGATGTTTATATAATCCCAAAAGGAGCATTGCATAATATAACAACTAAAGATTCAGAATGCTACATATATACTATGTTCAGCAGTAACAAACAACATTTAAAGATTAGTGATAGTGATAAAGAAATTGCTAAACAATTAATAGGAAAAAAACATAGTTTCAAAGCAAAGTAAATTAATATTGTTCTACTGACCTATTTCATATTCTACATTTCCATTATATAGTAACATAAATATATAAAGTTTAGGATTACTTTTCTTTTTGATAATCAATTCCCTATCTTCCATTATTCTAATGTTTTCTTTAGTATTACTATCTTCAAGGTAGTGCTCAGCATCAAAAACAACATCTTTAGTATCTAAGTTTTCCATTTTAAGAATAACACCACATTGAGTACTATCCATTTCCTCAACTAATTTATACTCATCAGCATCTATTCTATCTACATCATAGATACTTTTACCTCCAGCAAATATAAGAGCTTCCTGATAATCAGATGACCAAGATTCTATGTTATCCATTTTATATTTCTTAGGTAAGGTTTCAATTAATTTTTTTACCTTTTCTGGGGTCATATTGTTGAAAAACATTCCTCTGAAACAGTATTTGTCGTATTTAGATTTAGTAAATTTGTTTTCGGTATCTTTATAAGATGTTATTACTTTAACACAATCAGCACCAAAATTATCATTAGTATATTTGTTTATGCAATTTACAAATTCACTAGTAGATTCTATGTCCGATTCATTCAAGTGATTAGTATATTCGTTAAGACTTTTCATTTAGATTCTTCACTTTTACCCTCTTCAGACTCAACATCAGTATCCTGTGCGTCACTTTCTTTTTCGTTGTCAGATTTATATTGGTCTATCTTTTTAGTTTCTTTAGTGTCCTTAGAATCATCCGGTTTACTTTCACCAACCGTTTTAGAACCATCCGATGCACTATGAACAGTTTTAGAACCATCCGAATTAGTGACTGTTAACTTATTAAGTTTTGAATAATCAAGTGATTTTTCAGCTTCTAATAATTCTTTAAAGTGTTTTAAATTTTTCATTTTGTTTACATTTGAATTTGTTAATTATTTAATCAAAAATAAATGACTAAAAATAAAATAAAGGGTGTCACTTGTGCATTTAATAATTGTATAATTCTCCAGGGGAAAATATATAGTACAAACATATTACTATTGTAATAGATAGTATTAAATAGATTAAATGATATCAATATGAAGAGTTACAAAGAAATATTAAACGAAAAGACTGAAGGACATATATCCAGAAAGATTAAGTTTGATATAGATATAAAATCTACTACACATGCAATTGATAGATTAAATCGAAAAGATAAACAAGGTAAAGCTGCATACGAACCAGTTACTTTTAAAGAAGTAAATTCAGTAATAAGTAAAGCAACTACCGATATGATAAAAGATTTAGTTAATAATGACATGGACGTTAATGACGATAGATTTGTTTTACAAAGAGAATCTGATGGATTAACAGTTGTAGGTGTAATAGAAAAAATAAACAATGATTTATCTTTTGTTGTTATTACCTTATATAGAGGTTCTGAATTTAGAGTAGGTAGAGATCAAAAAATAATTAAAGTATAATATGAAAGCATTAAACGAATTTAGTAATGAAGAAATTAATGAAGCAGGAAGTAGAAAAAAATGGGCAAAAAGTTTTGCTAACATGTCACTTGTTGAATTCCTAAAATTGGCAGAAAAATATGAAAAAACAATTCCTGAACAGGTAAAAGATAATCCTAATATGGCACAAGATGCACAAATATTCTTATCTCAACAAGACCTTATGATTAAAGCAGTAGACGCTTACATGGAAAACATTGTAGAAATGGACCAAAAATATTTTTAATATGAAAGCATTAAACGAATTTCTTAATGAAGGAAAAAAACTTTCGATAGATTATAATATAGACCCAGAAAAGAATTGGTCAGCTATTTCTGATATACTTATGGGAATTAAAGATAAGAAATCAGCAAAAGAATTTATTGATGAATATGCAAATTATGTAAAGAACACTTACAAAGATGAAAACATGGTAAAATATGGTAATTTAGTCTATGCTGCAATTCAATCTATTTGGCACAATATTGACGAATGGGAAGGTACTGAAGATGCTTACCCCTTATCAAGTGATATTTGGGAAAAAATTATATCCAAAAAAATAAAAAATGACAATATATAGATATGAAATCACTAAACGAATTTCTTAATGAAAGTACTAATTTTGAAAGTAGAACTCACAAAAAGTTACTTGATGCCATAAAAGCTACTAAAACTTATATGGATATTTATGATGAAGATTTTACTTATCATACTGACGAAGTTATGCTTCAAACAAGAGAAAATGGTAATGTTGGAAATGAAACAACTGGTTCTGCCGATGTTAAAGAAGTAAAAAGAGTTGAAAAGATTCTTTCTAAGAAATTTCCAGATTTAAAATTTCAAATTGAAGAAGTTGACGAATGGGTTAGTTTAACTATAAGACAACCAGACATACCTAAATATAGATATGTTTTCATTAAAAGAGGTGCTGATGGTAGTGGTGGGTTCGAACAAGGTTTTGAAACTTTACCTGAACTAATCAAAAGGTACGGTGATTGGCCAGGAAAATTAAATTGGAAAAAGATAACAAAAGAATTAGATTCGATTACTGAATTTCCTCGCGACTTTTTTACAGATTGGTATGGAAGTAAAGAAATTGTACTTGCAAGAGAAGGTGATAAAGGAAACGATTGGGGTTATGATTTTTTCATTAGAAAAGATGAAGAAAGATACGATTAAAATAAATAATAGATATGAAACCACTAAACGAATTTCTGAACGAAGGTAAACAAAGAGATATGAACAATATGGCAATGTATCTTATTGACTTACACAAAGAATTAGAAGCTGAAACCAATCCAAAGTTTATTAAGTTTATTGAAAAGGATATTGAAGAAGCAAAGAAAAAACTTGAAAATATTAAGAAAGGAATAAAATAAAAATATATATTAAAAATGAACAAACTAAGACAATTTATAAACGAAGGTAGAAGTTCAAACGGACTTGAAAACTCACAATCTCTTAATGAAAAATTAAGTTCTTCTGATTTAAAAGACATAAAAAATTCAACTGGATTATCTCCTGATGAAAAAAATGATTTTATAATTATAGATTCAATAGCTGATAAGGCAGATGCTTTCAGAAGAGATATTAAAAAATTAACTTCAAAGATTAAAACACCAGAAGGAGAAATTAAATTTCAATTAGTTACTGAAGGTTTGGCAGAATTTATTTGGCAATTAGGTGATTATATCAATGCAAGTATTGATAAAATTAATTCAGGATTAAACGAAAATTACGACAAAGAAACTATCAAACAAATAATGAATTCTAAGAATTTTTCTAAGAAAGATAAGAAAGATATTATTACAATTTCAGAAATTTGGGGATTAATTGATAATTGTCATGAAGAGGTACTTGCAAAAACAAGAAATGTTAAATTACCAGAACACAAAAGTTTAGTTGATGAAGCAGAAGATGATTTGAACGCAATTAGAATTTCATTGAATGATTTCTTGGCCGATAAAGAAGAACTACTTGATGAAGGTATAAACGAAAGTCAATCTGGACAAAATCTAGTAGATTCTTTATCAAAAGATATTGCACACTATACAGGATTAAGAGTTACTGCAGTTATAGATTTTATAGGAGGTGATGATAAATTTGCAAAGAAACTTTTTACATTTGCAAAGAAAGGAAGTTTAAAAGATAGATTGAGTATTACTAAAGCTGTACTAAATGGAAATAAAGAATTCTTGAACGAAGGTGCTTTGGATTATTCAAATCAACAATTGTTAAACTTTATAGAAAGTTTCGCTGATGAACAATCGAGTTGGGGTACACAAAAATTGGATGCCGATGATGTACAATTCAGTGCTGAAATAGTTACTGATGGTGATAAGTATTTAGTAGATGCAATTATCAAATACGATAAAGGAGTTAAAGATAAAAAAGGTGCTGCAAAATGGTTAGCAGATGCTGTTATGTCAAGTGGTGGAAATGTTTCTAGACAAAAAGATATTTTAGCAAGACTTAGAAATTCAATATAGTAAAAATACAATAGTAAAAAAGAGGATAGTAGTAAAATATTATCCTCTTTTTTTTGTTTTTAATAGTATAAGACTACTATCAATATGAAAAAATATACAATTGGATATATTGAACATAATCAAAATGTTTACAATCAATGTTTAGGTCCGAGTTTAGAAAATTTAAAAGGAAATTTTAATATTTTAACAACATCTGATAAGAAATTTCCAGCACAAAATTATAATGACATAATTGATAGATGCGAAACAGATTACTTGATTCTTACACATCAAGATGTTTCATTTTCATCGGATTTGTTACTTAATATCGAAAAAACTATCAAGATACTAGAAAAACGAAGTTTAGGTTTTTCTTCATTAGGTATAGTAGGTAGAATTTATGGTGACAATTCATATAATGTAAAATGGTGTAGTACATCTAAATTGTATAAATATGAAACTATCGACTGTTGTTTTATACTAATAGATGTTAGACAAAAATTAAAATTCGATGATAAGATTTTTGATGAATTTCATTTATATGTAGAAGATTATTGCATAAATGCACAAGAAAAAACAGGATTGGGTTGTTGGTCTATTGCAACGAATAGTGCAGAAAGTAAATTAGCCCCAATAAACATAAAAGAAAGTTCTTATATTATGCACCATTCGGCAACAGTTAATATTAAAGGTACGTGTTGGGGAAGATATCTTGAATTTAAAAACAAATTATTTTTAAAATATAAAACAGAAATAAAAACAACATGAAAATTTTAGTAGGACAATATCACTTAAATTCGGTAGGTGGAACAGAAACTTTCACATATACACTTGTTAAGGAATTACACAAACAAGGCCACATAGTAGATTTACTAACATTTATTCCTGGTTATGTTTCTGACTTTATAACACAAGAAATACCAAATATTCAAGTTAATGTAATGAAGACCGACAAACACGATGTTTCATTAGTAAATCACAATGTTGTTGTTGATAAGATAAAGGGTGTTTTGAAATGTGAAAAGATAATTCAAACTTGTCACGGTGTAATACCACCATTAGAAAAACCATCTATTAATGCTGACCATCTTGTTTCTATATCTAAAGAGATATATGATGATATTAAAAAACAAGGGTTCAATGGCTCTATCATATTGAATGGTATTGATTGTGACCGTTTTGATATTAAAGTTCCTCTTAATACAAAGATTAAGAGAATATTATCATTGGCACAATCAGAAAGTGCAAACAAGTTATTACAAAAGACTTGTGATATATTAGGGTGTGAATTGATAACATTGAATAAAAACACAAATCCCAAGTTTGACATAGAAAATGACATAAACAATGTTGATTTAGTTGTTGGATTAGGTAGAAGTGCTTATGATGCCATTGCATGTGGACGACCAGTTTTCATTTGGGATGACCGAAATTATCAAGGTAATTTGGGAGATGGGTATTTAACAATTGACAATTTCAATGAATTAATTAAAACTAATTGTTCAGGTAGAAGATACAAGAAACCATATACAGCAGAACAAATTGCTCTTGAAATACAAGAACACTATAACCATAATGATTCTCAATTATACAGAGATTTAGCATTAACAGAATTTAATATAACAAAACAAGTAAAAAAATATTTAGAAATATGAAAAATACAAACAACAATATGGGTAATTATGACACTTTTTGGAAAGGTGTTTCGAAAACACCAAGTTGGAGAGAATATATATTACCTAAGCGAACGGAAACTGAATTTTTTAATGAAGGCAAGCAACAAGCAACTGTTTTAAATGACCTCAATTTATTTGATGAAACGTCTTCTATTTTAGAATTTGGTTGTGGAATAGGTAGAGTACTGAAGCACATTAATACAAATGACACAAACAAAACAGGTGTTGATGTGTGTCAAGCATATTTAGATAAAATAACTATTGACATTACTAAAGTAAAAAGTGATGGGTTTGTAATACCAACTGTACAAAATGAATCTAAAGATTTCATATATTCTTTAATGGTATTTCAACACATCAACAAAATTGACCACACTAAGTTATTGAAACAACTTTACGGATTCCTGAAAACGGGAGGTAAAATGTATTTACAATTTCCTAATGAAGTTAATGATTATTATACTAGAAGTGAATTTGTGAATCTTTATAATGAAAATGAACTCAGTGAATACTTCAAAGAAGTTGGTATTACAAATTTTGAAATAACAACGGGTAATTTAGTAGGTTATGGTGATGGTTTAGTAGATTCAAATACTAAACATCGAGAATTTATTGTATTAATAACAAAATAAAATATATGAAAATAATAGGATTAACAAGAATAAGGAACGAATCAGAAATTATACAAGATACATTAGACCACATGTCAACTTTTTGTTCTGAGGTTATTGTATATGATGATTGTAGTACCGATAATACAGTAGACATTTGTAATGAACACCCAATTGTTAGTACAATTATAAAGGGCGCTGTTTGGTCACCTGATAGGTATAAAGAAGAATATGCAAATAGACATGAGTTGTATGTACAAGCAAAAAAGAAATTATTACCTAATGATTGGTTCGTTTATATGGATGCAGATGAGAGAATAGAATTTGATTTTTCTAAACTTGAATCTTTTGGTGATAAAGTCGATGCGGTTTGGATGAAATTGTTTGATTTTTATATTACAGAAGATGATAAAGATTTATCATATATAGATAGAAAGTGGATGGGACCTGAATATAGGAACATAGGTATGATTTTTAGAGCAGGTACCGCAACAGGATGGCACTATAATGACCAAAGAATATGTTCAACAAATAGAAATATTTTCGTATTTGATGGATTTGTTAAACACTATGGGAAAGCAATATCAATAAAAGAATGGGAAAAAACTTGTAATTACTATGCAACACACTTTCCAGAACCTTATAAAACCAAGTGGACTAACAGAAAAGGTAAGGCAATTCATACAATAAGTGATTTTGGTAGACCTTTAATTACATGGGAACAAAAAGAAATTAGTAAACACTTATATAAGATACATTAAATAAGAAAAGAATACCTATTAGATGCCAACATATAAAATCGAAACAAGTAAATCCGTTAAATGTGATGAGTTCGTATTATTAGAACTTGATACACCTATACAAACATTAGAAAGATTAACAAGTATAGTTGCATTAGGTAATAGTGCAAAGAATATTATAATAGAATATCGTTATTCAAATGATGGAAATGTTTGGTCTGAATGGATATCTTGGCCAGATTGGAATCTAAATCCTGGAGAACTTACTTGGTTTGGATTCAGAGTAAAATCGGATACATCTTGGAATTTTACAGGAATAGATTTAGAATGGACTGGTGGAGAATTGTTAGGTGATTGTAAATGTTCAGTTATAAAATATAGTGAAGATTCTTTTATTGTTGATTGTGGAAATAACAATCAATATGAATATTCAAATGCACTTGCAAGTGTAGGTATATGGCAAAAGATGTCGCAAAGTGTATTCAATAGATTTGGATGGCCAGTTGTGTATTTTAAATGCGACCCTGTTGAGCAATCAAGAGATGTTGTATTCAAAGAATGGTCATTGTTAGAAGTTAGGGAATGTAAACAAATAAAAGTTGTTGTTCCAGACAATGATTTTGGTTCTGGCGACTTTCAATTTACAGAATTCGATATCGACTTTGCTGATGAATTAGAATTTCAAATATCTAAAGAATCTTTTTGGACCGCATTCGGAACTTATGAACAACCGGCAGAAAAGGATTTCTTATATTTTCCATTAGAAGGTAGAATGTATAGAATAAATTCAGCTCAAGAATCTAAAGATTTCATGAGACAATCTAATTGGTGGAAAGGAACATTAGTAAAATGGAATGAATCTGATTCTATTATAAAAGATGCTGACATTCAAACTACAATAAACGAATTAACTCTTAATTTTGAAGACGTAGGATTTGAAGCTGAAAGAGAAATAGAAGAAGCTGATATAGTTAAAGATGAACAATATGTTGTTAGAGCCGTTAACCTTAGTGATAATGTGAGAGAAACTGTAAACTTACTTTGGGAACCAAATGGTGTTAAAGAAGAAAACTTAACTAATTACTTTACAGTTTTTAGTAAGTATCATTATGATTTAACCCAAAAAGATACTTCTTATGCCATATCGGGAGCAACCGCTGTTAATGGTGCAACTGCCTATGGAGCAACAGCAACAGAATTAGTTACTTATCAAGATACAATAGATGTAAGTAAAAACCTTAGTCTTATGTTTTGGTACAACGGAAAAGTAAGACCTACAAATCAAAACAATACTTGGAGGGAATTATTCAGGGGAGGTCAGAAAATTGAAATATATGTTTCAGGTAATTTCATAACAAAACTTAGATGTGCTGGCAAAACTTATACTATAAATGTTCCATTGAATGATTGGTATGCTTACTATATTGGATTCAATAGAGTTGATAATACTATGACATTGAGAATTTGGAAAAGAGCAGATATTAGCAAAAAGACAACTAAAATGAGTATATTTTTTGAATGTATAGATACTATACCGACTACTGTAACTGGAAATTGGAAACCTGTACTAATGAATAGTAATGATAGAATTGCATCGTTAAGATTCTTAAAGTATCCTGTAACACTCGAAAATCAATCAGTATTGTTTACTAAAATAGTATTTCCAGACGATGGTAATGCTTATATTGTGGATTCGTGTTTCCCTATTATGTATATGGATCAATTACCAACAAGATAATATATTTCGTTTTAAATTAGGTATTGTCATTATTTATGTGTATCTTGTGTGTATGGAAAGTAAAAAATACGTAAGAACAAAAGTAGTTGTTATTCCAGGTGGAACAGCAAAAATCAGAGAATCAGCATTTGAAAGTATAAATCATAGTACAGTTTGGGAACTTCAAAGAAAAACTTTAGGTTTCTATGACCACAAAGATGCTGAATATTTTGTAGAACATTGGAAAGGACAACACGACTACAAAGAAGCTCTTCCTAAAAAAGATATGGAATTTGTAGTTTATTTCGAAAATTTTCATGGTAAAATTGCAGAAGATGTTATTTTCAAATCTAAAGATTGGGAGCCATACTATTTACATTAAATAGTGCATGAAAAGTTTTAGACATTTTTTAAAAGAATCCAAGAAATACTACAAAGGCGTAGATAAAGACGATAAAGACGATAGAGAAGCCTTGTTCAAAAAACAAACATCTAAATCAGATTCTTCTGATAGTGCATATAAAGATGCTCCTGGTGATGAGGAAGCTCGTGAAGAAGGAAAAGTCAAAACAAGTAAACATACTAAGAAATACAACAAACTTTACAAGAAAGAATCGGTAAACGAAGATAAAAAATCAGAAGGTTTAAATGGTAGCAAAATTGATGATGCTGCAATCGAAAAGGGTCTTGAAAAGAAAAAAGAAGAATCCGGAGTTGATATGGATATTCTAAGAACTATTATGAAAAGAGGATTAGCTGCTTGGAAAACTGGTCACAGACCGGGCGCAAATCAACAACAGTGGGGGTACGCGCGCGTAAATTCTTTCTTAACTAAAGGTAGTGGAACTTGGGGAAAAGCGGATAAAGATATGGCAGATGAAGTTCGAAAAAGAGGTCAAGATAAAAAGTTAAAAAGTTAAAAATAAGTAGTTCAAAAGTTGCAATTGTCGATTTAATTGTGTATCTTATCTTTGTTGGTGGGGTAGTGTGTAGTGCCTACTTGAAAACTACACAAACAACATAAAAAATTAATAAAATGGGAAATATAGATTTGAATAACTGCAAAAAAGGAGATAAACTACTAAGTTCACAAGGTTCTGAATTAGAATATATTGGTAAAACACCTTGGAAACATTATACATACTTAGAACACGTGGTTAGGTATATAAAAGATAAGGACGGAAAACCATACTCAAAGGAGAATTACGGAACTAGAACTAATGATGGATTTACATTTGCTAAAAATAGACAGCCTGAAACGGATAATGATATAGTTGAAATACTAAACTAGTATTAATGCTAACTTTTAAGCTAAAAACAGTAAATATGAAAAACGAAATAATATTTGGATTAATAATAATACTTGAAGTAATGATAAATGTAATTAGATACACAATACCTTTATTGATTTTAGGTTTTGTTATGTGTCTTTTTTAATTGCATCATAACGTTTTGGCTATGATTTGGAATTTGAGGAACGAAAATTATAAAATATAGGTGGTGTTAGCCATCTTTTAAAATTACGGATATGGAACAGAAAACTATTAATGACTTTATAAAGGAGCTTCAAAGCATAAGTGCTGATAAAAGAGAGTTGCCACTAATTACACAATGCCCTAATGGATTGGAAGTTTACCCAAGTATTAAAATGAAGTTTGAGAATTATGGCTCTCCTTTACTTGGCGACAAAATAGAAGCAATGATGATTACTTGGAAAGACTAAGTAATTTTTATTGTGGCTAATGCTACAACTAAACAATGTTATTAATGATTTAAAGAGATGAAGATGACAGCTAAAGAAATTTTACAGGATTTAATTTCAACTATTGAAAAAAATTCAACAGATAATAAAGCCACAATAACAAATGTTGATTTATGGGTAAAAAGCTGGAAAGAAGAACTAAAGAAAGTTAATAATGTTGTTTTAGATGATGTTAGCGAGATGTTTGATTTTGCGGGGTATTTATATGGCAACTTTGACTACCACGACAACACAAAATATGGAGATATTTACATACATAATGACAACAATCTAAAATACACTAGAGAGAAAATATACCAACAATGGCTAGGTACTAGAAATTCTCGCTAACGGTTTGGGTATGGTTAGTTTTTAATTGATAAAAATAAAATAAGATGGGATATAAAACACCAAAAGAAATAATGAAACAATGGGAAATAGATAAAGAAAAATTAACTATACCTGTTGTTAGCAAGCCGAAGGGTACGGTTTGCGAACACTTATTTGACACTGATTACCATAACAAACAGTACGTTTGTGAATGTGGGGAAGTTAGAAAAATGGTATAGCAAACTGATTGCTAATGTTAAAAATAAATATTGTAACGATATGGAAGAAGATATAAAAGATACGCTAAGACTGTTTGAAATGGGACTTAGAAATGAAGAACAAGCGGTAACAGAGTTATTGAATTTATTTAATGTTAACTACTATGGAGAGTCCATTTACAATACTAATGGTATTATAAAAAGCAAGTTTGATGACCCTAGAATAGTTGCATTTAAGAATAATTGTAGTTAATGGTAAGGCTATGATTAGTGCCATTTAAAATAAATAAATTATGGAATACGAACTAAAAAAAAAAAATAGAAGCACCAAAAATTGAGGGTATGGATGAAATGGCATTAAATATAGCTAATGTTACCCAACGTTTTATTTCTGAAGTGCAAAAACAAGAAGAGGAACTATTTACAACTGCTTTGCGAACTATGGCAGAACCTCCAATAAAAGGTGAGATAACAAAGGGGAAAATAAGCTGGCGAGGAATTAGAATAATAAGGCAACAAATAGGACTTGACTCTTATAGTTGGCTAGAGCAAAGAGGGAAACAAATAAGCCCTAAATTTCACATAAAAGCTAAGTTGCCTGACTTAAATGTTGGGTAATGAACAGTGTAATAACTGTGAGGAACGAATTGTTATTAATACCGTGTTATAATTAGTTAATATGAATAAAGATAAATATGTTGGAATGTACCTCGAAAGACATTTAAAAGGGTGCAAATTAGATTATGGAATGGAGTATTTAACCCTAAGAGATGAACTTATTGATAAAGCAGAAAAGAAATGGAAAAAAGTTGTTCGTAGATATGGAACGGCTAAATCTAAAGGTAATTAATTATAACGAATACAGTAATAACTGGCGTTAGCTTGTTATTAATGCTGTGTTATGCGTAGCTAAAATAATTAATCAGGTCATCTCACAAGACGGTAAATCTCGGTTATTACGTGGCGACTGAGTGCCTGATTTTAAAACAAATAAATTAAAGTATGAAGTGGATGTCACCAAAAGAAAAAGCAGAATACTTTTTTGGTAAAAGTTAGTAATTCTATAAATAGCCACTAAACGCTAATTAGTGGCAAAATATAGTTACGCATAACGGCTATTGTATGGCACGTAGCCTCACTAAATTTAATAAATAGAACAGATGAATATTTTAAAAGACTTACTTGATATACACGAACCAAAGCTATGTGCTATACAAATTGTTAGCGATAGTTTTAGCGTGGGGGATTATGTGTTCGTTAGTAAATACGGAGATGCAGACCCAAATGACCCTTGGCACGTTGGAATAGTAAATGAAATTGGCATAGACCACAAAGGCTCTTTTATCCGTATTTACGACACTGGTGTACGGACTTGGAGAAATGCAGTAAAGATTGACAAAGAAGCTGGTGATAGTATTTTAAGTGTGTATGCAAATTATCGCTAACGTTTAGTATATGAGCCTGTACTTGTATGGCTTATATACATTGTTAGGTGTAGTTAATTTTAAAAGCAAGATTATGAATATAAAAATAGATGCAGTAGAAGGAATTAGTTTAAAAAACCAATTACAGATTATTTCTGACTACATAGGTAAAGATAAAGAACCAAGACTTACAGGTGGTGTTAGTGGTTTAAAGATTGAAAGCTGTGGTAGAAGATACCACGTAAGCTGTAAAAGAACACAAACTTTATGGTCTTTTAAAATATGGTGGGGTGTTTAATTACACCTAACATTGAAATAATAACTGCCCTTTAGGGTTGTTATTATAGAATGTTAAAAGCCGTTTTAATGGCTTTATTTTTAAAAATACTTGATCCAAAAGTTGCAATTGTCAATTTAATTCGGTATCTTGTCTTTGTTGGTGGGGGTAGTACCTTTATCGCGTTTAACTTTTAAACTACTAAAAATGGCATTTACAAGAACAGAATTAAACAGTTTCAGAACAGATTTCGCTAGTGCAGTTGCTAAACTTGAAAAGCAATACAAAGTTGAAATAGGAATAGGTAACATATCTTATACGGATCAATCCTTTACTTCTAAACTAAAGGTAACAAAAACCGTAACAAGTGATGGGAAGAAAACTTCAAGTCAAGAAGTTGAATTCAACAACCTTTGTTTCAGATTCGGTTTGAAAAAAGGAGATTTCAAAAAAAGATTTTCATTTAACGGAAGTGAATTTGAACTTACTGGTTTCAAACCAAGAAGTCCTAAGTTTCCTATTGTTGCAACTAAAATAGGAACTGGTCAATCGTACAAGCTTCCAAAAAGAGCAATTGCAACACTTTAAAATTTACTAATCTAAAATCAATAAATATGGATATTTACAAAGAAACTAGTGTAAGAAAACAATTCAGTAGAGGATATGAATTTAACATTATAGTAGTCAACGATGGTGAACAAATTGACGAACAAATGTTTAGTAAAAAAACACATCAAATAGAAGAGTTGTTAGATTTTATTAATTACAACGAGAATTCTGATTATGAAGTTTATTTGTAATTTTTAAAAACAAACTAATTATGGCGGTTCTATGACAAAACTACGGAATCTATTTCGTATATTGTAATTGTTGGTGAGGTTATCAACGTTTAACTTAAAATTTACTACTATGAAAAGATTTATTGCATACTACGGAGGAGAAAATAATTACTATAACGATTCGGATTTCTACACGATGTTCGTAGATACCAAAGAAAAAAAAGTTATCAAGCACATTTACGGATCAACCAGATTTGGCGGTTCAGTAGAATTTCCACATGAATATGATGATGTAAGGTCAGACCTTAAAGAAGTTGAAAAGTACGAAGAGTTGGCAACTGAATATGCAATCAACGAAGTTCCAAGAAGATTAGGAAGTTTCAACCTTGAAGAAGGTGATGTTGTTAAGGTTACTAATCCAAGAGTAAGAAAGTTCAAAGATGAAACTTTCAAAATCGAAGAAGTTAGAGCATTCAAGAAATTCGGTAGAGTTATTTCAGAAACTTTAATCGGAATCAACGATGTTGGAGAAACGATAAAAACTTCAGCTTCGAATGTTGAAATCGTAAAACATGGCCGTTACAAAACTTTAAGAGTGGCAAGAAGAATCGTAGTAGGATTGAGTATTAACTAAAATATAAAAATATGACTATATTAAAAACATTCTTTAAACGAACAACGCAATTAGTAATTTCAGCTTTTGCTATGATATGCGTAATGCAACAATTTTTTACTAATCTACAAGATGTAGATTTTCTTTGTGTTTATATGATAGGTTCATTATCAATTTGGACCTTGTTACTAAACTTTGAAGAATGAAAAAAGAAATCTTATCTTACCATTTGGTTGAAACAGCTGAATGGTATTTTTTTAATAAAGTAAGTAGTATTCGTACTTCTGACAACGTATTAAAACCAGAAGTGCCCGAAGGTTGGGGTCCTGAAGGAGAACCTTATTTAGAATCCAATCCATCGAATACTAACGAATGGGTTGTACATTGGTCAATTCCAGAAAGACATTCAGAAAAATACATAGAAGAGCACGAAAAGTTGTTTTTCTTTAAACACCCTAGAGCCGGTAGAGAGGTATTAAAAAAAGCATTTGTTGTTGTAAAAGAAACACATTCTGACCATTTCTTACCATTTTTTCATAATTATGTAGAGTATTTTGAATCTAACGAAAAAATGTTTGAATTCATAGAAAAGATAAAGGACACCGACATATAGGTGTTTTTTGTGTTTGTTAAATAGTGTAGATACTATTTATTATGAAAGATAAAGACAAAGATTATTTAAAAGATGAAATTGCCGGTCTAATTAACGACCAAGATTCTGGTGTAGGGTTTCCAGCATTAGAAGTTGATCCAATAGAACCTTTAAACATTGCAGAAGTTGACAATAAAACAAGAATGAAAGCACAAAAAATTGTTCTTTCTTGCATGAAACTTTATTTCGATGCGAAAATTCTATCTCAAAATGAATTTATGCAAGCCAAAGCGGCAGTAACTACCTCTAATATTAAAACTCTTTTTAGACAAATAAAAATTGCAGAACATATGGTCGATAAGATTGTCAACGGAATTGATGCTGGAGATATGAATCCAAGATTGTTTGAAGTTGCTGGTCAATTACAAGGAAATATTATTGATATGTTAAAGAATGTTCAACTGCACGTTATTTCGATGCAAGAAGAATTTAGACGTATGCAAGGAGAATTGCCACAGGCACAACTATTAGACAAAGCAATTGATATTTCAGGTGATAAAGAAACTAAAGTTTATACAAATGCAAAATCGTTATTGAAGGATTTAGATGATGAGGATGATGAAAATATAGAAGACCCAGACAACGATTAAATATATTATAAAAATAAATAAATTATGAAATCATTAAACGAATTTTTAAACGAAAGTAACCCATTTATCTTAAATGAAAATGCAGCATTAGGTGAAATACTTGCTCAATGGGAAACTGCAATGAAATCAAAATCTATTCAAAAGCAAAGTAAAGAACAATTGAAAAGTGTATCTGATGAACAAAAAGAAACATTGTTAGTTATGGCAAATGAAATCTTTCCAGAAGAAAAAGAGAATATTGAAGATACATTAAATGATTTAAAATCTGGAGAAGTAGAGCCTGAATTGTTAGGATTTAAAGATGAAAAATCGGCATTGGCAGGATTTAAACATACACTTAAAGTTATTGATTTTGCAATTGACTTTATAAAAAAACATGTTAAGTAATTATGAAATCTTTAAACGAAATTCAAGAAGAAATACACATTGACAATCAACTAAACGAAATGGACTTACCAGGATTTTGGGATTCTTTTGTAATTGGGTCTGGGTTTGAAGCTGGTAGAACTATTATTGGGGTTGCAGCGTCACTTTTAGCATTAGGTGGTGTTTGGGCAATGACTAAAGGTAGAGATATGATTATCGGTAAAGTTAAAGAATTGATTCAAGATTCTAAAAACAAGAAAGGTGCAAAAGAAGCAATTGATTATATCGCAAATCAACCAATGTTAAAAGACATCACTAAAATTTCAAGTGAAATTTACGATGCTCAAAATGCAAAATTTGATAACAGGAAAAAAGATGCAGAAGAAAAAATCAAAGCACTTAAAAAAGAAGTTAAAGACTTGACTAAGAAAAGACAAGAGGTTGCAAAACAAATTGCAAAAGACGTTGCAAGTAAAAAATTGTCAAGCGAAGCAATCGAATATTTAGGAACTAAAGTGAACTATTTAGGAACTTCATACTTCTGGAACTTAGTTAGGGATGCAAAATAAAGTATAATTATGAAATCTTTAAATGAATTTTTATATGAATCTGATGAAAATGAAGAGGATGAAAACGAAATCGAAATTACAGTCGATTTAGATATTCCTGATGAAGATGATATTGATGATGAAGATATCGAAGAGGATTTAAACGAAAGACGAATTAAACAAACTAAAAAAATGAAAAATAGTGCAAAAGTTGTACGAGAAACAACTGAAGAACTATTTGGAAAAGACGGAACGGCTAGACCACTTGCGGACAAAGTTTTCAAAATCTTTAAAAGGGAAATGAGAAAAAAATCTAAAGAATTAGGCGTACCTTTAGGTCAAGTAAGGTCTTGGAAAATAACATTAAGAGATTACGACAATCCACAAACAGGAACAACAATAGCAGGAAAAAGAAATTAATATTATGAAATCATTCAACGAATTTTTAAACGAAAAAAGTTATAAAGATACTTTCCGTGTCAAAAAAGATGAAAAATTTCTTACGGTTGGTTGGAAAATGGGCAAAGTATCATTTACATCAAACAAACAAACATCTTATCCTTTTCAAGATGAAAAGTCTGCAGAAAAAGCTGCCAAAGAATATGGTGGCGAAGTATTTTCTTATTCAGAAATTTTCGAAGACTTGAAGACCAAAGAAATTGATCCAAGTAAGTTTTCAAACGATGGACCAAAGAAAGATACTGAATATTTCAAGAAAGGTAAAAAAGATGGTGATTTCAATGATGATGTCATTGAAACTAAGAGGTTTAGTATTCCGGCAAAATCATTGAAACCTAGTCAAGATGCAATTTATTTAAGTAAAGCATTAGATATGGCAATCAACAATATAGTTGGTGGTGATTTGAATGCAATGGTATCCAGAGATAATTATATTTTAGATGGTCATCATAGATGGGCTGCAACTATGTTCGGAAATCCAAATGCAAAAGTACAAGGTATGCAATCTAACTTAACAATAGGAGATTTAGTTCCTGTATTAAGAAAAGCTGGTGATGCATTAGGAAACGAAAGAGGTGTAGAACCTAAAGGTGGAGACACAAATATCTATAAAGCAACTATTCAAGATATTGAAGATGCTGTTTATACGGGTAAGAATATGAATAAAAAATATTACAACAAAGATGCTTCAATTGCTTGGTATGAAACTTTAGGAAAAGATTTAGTTGAAAAAAGACTGAAAGCAATTCAATCTAAGAAACTGCCAGCAGGAGCACCAGCAAGAAAGGATATGCCGAAAATTGAACCTGAGCAAGTAGCTAAAATTGCATCCGATTTAAACGGAGGTAAAATAGATGCAATGTTTCCTTATGTAAAAGAACAAAAATCAAATAGAACTATGAAAGCGTTAAACGAATTTTTAAACGAAAAGAAATCAAATATTCAAACTGGCGATGTAGTAAAATGGAAAAAAGGATATGCCGATAGTAAAGCTGAAGCGGCAAAGGTTTATGATGTACTATCCGACCCAGATTCTTTCGGTTTCGTAAAAATTAGAGATAGAAATTCTAAAATAACGGGTACAATCGAAAGTGCTAAAATTAATTTTCTTGAAAAAATAGAAAGTTTAGGTCAAGAGGAATTTGACAGACTTAAAGAATTAGAAAAAGAAATTGATGATATCAAAAAAGGAAAAAAAGAGGGTAAAATAATTCCTTTAGATAGAGAACGTAAAACCCTATTGAGAAAACTTAAAACAGGAACTTCTAGTTATATTCATAAACATGGACCCAACAAAGGTAATCCTATTCAAAAATAAATAAATAAAATTGTCAAAAGATAAAGAAAACATATTTAAAAGATTTTTCAATTGGTACACAGGAGCTTTTCACAAAGATTCTAATGTAAGTAGCAAACGTATTAGTGGAATACTAATGATAAAGTGGGCTCTTCTTGCGGCAACTTATTATGTATATAAATCTTTTGATGGTTATTCAGATTCAAATGCTGAATCTTTAATACAATTTATAATTATAACAGGGGCTGGGTTATTAGGAGCTGGAACATTAGTTGAAGGTATAGGTAAAAAGAACAAAAAAGAAAATAAAGATGAAGAATTATAGAACATTTTTAACAGAAAGTATTGTATTTCAAAATAATTCTGGTTCAGAAGATGCAGACAAAATTGCAGCATATAGTGATATGAGCCCTGACCAAAGAAAAGAATTGGATGATTATTGTAAAATGAAATTCGACAATCAATTCATAAATTGTTCTTATGAAGAACAAAGTACAGCAAGAAGTACTATTTGGGCAACTAAAGAAGACCCAGAAGAAATAAAACAACAGCAAGATAGAAACGCTAAAATGTAAATATTTCAAATAAAAATTCTTAGGACTTGTTTTTCTAAGAATTTTTGTGTATATTTGAATTAATCATTAAATACTAAAACGAAACAATTGATATGAAAGATTATAGAAAATTTTTTAACCAACATTCTAAGATGTTAGAACGTTTAGAAATAAACGAAGCTGAAGAGGAAGAAGAGGAGGTTGAAACTGAAGAAACTGAAAAAGAGGTTCCCGAAGAAGAAACTGAAAAAGAAACTGAGGATGAAGATGAAGAATCTTCCAATGAAGAAAGTTTAGTAAAGATTTTCGAAGATGAATCGTTTGTTGATGCATTTAAAAATTCAACCAAACAATATGTTTCAGAAAAATTATTAGATGATGAATATAATTCTTTTACTATAATTCCATTGATAGAAACTATTTATAAAGACGAAACCTACGCATTAAGTATAGAATTTAGCTCTTCGGTTTCTATTAATGTAAATGAAAAAGGTGATGTTGTAGATAAACAAATTTCTAACATAGAAACTATAAAGTTTAAAACGCCAATGATGGATAATATGACATTATTAGAAGATGAATCAGCAAAAGGGGTAATTGAATTATACATTATGGAATCGTTAGATGACATCAAAAAAGTACCTAGATAATGAAAGATTATAGACAATTTTTAAATGAAGACATTAATCGAACTATATTCGAAAACGAATCTGATAGTAATTTTTATTTAGATTTTATTTCTTGGTTAGGGAAAAACGGATATACATCTTCTTACGATTCAAAAAATCCTACAAAGCATTGGACAGAGGCAGAAGTATCCGGAGCTACAACTAAAATAGTAGTTACAACACTAAGAGATAAGCCAGACCGAAGTGAAGCAAAAGAGGCAATAAAAATTTTCATTCAAGAATATTTTAATACGCCAGCATCTGAGGGTATTTGGAAAGAAAAAACATCAGGTACGATGGGAAAAATTTTCATATCTAAAAATGTATCTGGTTTAGAAAAATCAAAGGGACCACAAAATATAGATATTTACTTTAAATCAAAAGGAGGCGGGACTATTGATGTTCAAGAAGTTTTAACTGCCGCATTAGTATTGATAGGAAATACTTATAATTCACCTTTATCAATAGAACAGGCCGATGAAATTCTTTTAGAAGCACAAAAACAATTTTCGAAGGTTAAAGGACAAGTTAAAGATTCTTCTAAAATTTTAGAAGCTGCCAAAATGAATTATGCGGATTTAGCACCAAGTATCTCATCAAGTAATAAAATACTACAAATTATTAAAGGAGGTGTATCCGAAGCTTATTGGACAGGACAAACTTGGCACAAAGATATTATATTTTTAAATCCACCAATTCCAGGTTCTGGCTTTAAAAATTACAATTCATCGGATATTATTCTTAAAGGTAAAAATGGTAAATTTTATGGATTTTCTTTAAAAAAGAAAAAGTCGATTGTGGGTATTAATCCGACTTTGATTAACAAACCAGCATCAGGTAATGATAGTTTCTTAAAAGAAGTGTTGAAACCTAGTGAACTTAAAAGTATTGAAGAATCAAGAGAAAACTTTTTTATAGATATTTTACTTGAACATACTACAAAAACTGAAAAAGAACTGAAAGGTATGTTAAAAGGTAAAAAATCAAAATTTTGGAAAGAAGTAGGTCAATTAGAAAAAGAAAATATTACCAAAAAAATTAAATCAAAAAATAATATCTTTTTCAAAGAACTTGCAAAAAAAGTTCCCGAAAATGGTCCAGAGTTTTTAAAGAATTTTTTTGAAAAATCATTTAAAACTAAACTTAAAACTGATGTTTTACTCGATGCTCTAGAATCAAATGACTTTGATTTTTATTTGAATACGGGAATAGGAACAAAAACTAAAAATCAAATAGTATTCAGTCCGGCCAAAAACCAAAAACTTGAAAATACAATAACTGTAATACAAGATATGATTGATTCTAAAGGTGGTAATTTAGAAGTGGTTTTGTCTGAATCGAAAACCCAAGCATATGACATTTCAGAAGGAGAAGTGGGTGCTGGAAAAATATTTTTCGATATTAACTTTAATAAAGAAGGAGAATCCGAAAAGAATACGATAGTATCATTAGAAGTTAGATACAAAGGTAGTTATACACCAAACCCACAATTTCAGGCATACACGACAAACACATTTGATGAATTGTTTAGTAGGTTTGGTGACGATTTAGGTTAAAATTAGAACCAATCAGTTCCTACTGAAAAGTCATCATCGGCAATTCCTTTTGTATTAAAGTTTTCTGCAAGGAAATCTGTACTACTATCTAAGGAATTGCCGATTTTCATTAATGAATTTATGTGAATTTTAGTATCAGCTTCTTGAATTTCAAAACATTCTGCAACCATATCTACATATAAAGAATCTCTGAAAACTTCTACAATATTAACACAAGTCATAACAGCATCATCGTGTCCAGTACTTGCTTCATAAGAACCTTTTTTGTTTCTATTGAAATGATTAAATTCTTGTATAGTCCATTTATCATGTACTACCACTATTTGATTCGAAATTAAATTTTTAACTTCAGCACAATTTCTTGGTTTAGTAACTTTATCTTGTCGCAATCCTATTCTTTTCCTTTTTGCGCCTTTCCTGTGATAAGTTTTTAAATAAACAGAATCATCATACAAATCTCCACCGTACAAGTGTTTTAATTTTTCATCGAAAAATGAACCATATGTATTCCATTCTAATACAACTTTTATATTGTCAATGTTAACAAACTTACCAGAAAACAAAAAATTATAAGCTAATTTTGCAAAATCTTCTATACTTACTAAATTATCTCTAAAAATACCTATTTGGTCCAAGTAAAAATGTTTTTCTAATTGAAATACCTCGTTACTAGATACTTTTATATCTCTTTCAATCTTAGGTGCCAATTTAAAAATTTGCATTACTGTATAATCTCTACCAACCCCTTCTGCTAAATCTATACTAAAGAATAAAGAATCTTTTTTTAGATTTTCAATATCATAATCTTCCCTGAACAATAAATTTTGATATAGTATATTGTATTTATCTAAATGTTCAAATTCGTGATGTACAAACGGTTCAATGTTACCTTTCATACTATTCAATTCCTTTGCTGATAGTAATAATAAATCACTTCTTTGAAAGGCACAAGCAAATTGCTCATTGAAAGCATCTTCTCCGAGAATTGCTTTTTGTTGGTCTGCCCAACTTTCATCTCTTCCTGGAACGTCCCACCATGGAATTTTCATATGCGTAAATCCGTTACTTTTACCCTCAGGCAATTCAGACGCATTGTGATACAACTCTTGAAATAATTCATATCCATTAGGTGTACTAGTCATAATCATCTTAGATTTGGGGTCAGCTGCCATTACAGGATAAATGTTATCCCAAAAACTTCTTTGAATACCCTCTCTAACATGGGCAAATTCATCTAAGAAAAGTAAATGAATAGTAAAACCGATTGCAGCTTTATCCGTAGTAGTTGTTGCTAGTATTCTTGAATTTGCATCAGTCATTATACTAAACATATTCCAAGAAAATAATCCAGGTTTCAACCAAAAGGGTAAGAAAGATATTATAGACTTAACTTTGTCTAATATTTCTTTTGCTGTATCTCCTTTGTTGGCTGCCAACATTATATTTTTGTCAGGATGAAAAATTAAAAACCAAGTTAAAAATATACCAGCAACTACGGTTTTACCAATTTGTCTAGAACCTACTACTATATTGTTTTTACCGTTTTTATAGTTCAATAACATTTGTTCTTGATAAGGATACAAAGTTATGTGTCCTATTCCCTCAGGTGTCATTAATTGAACATACTTATTTGCGAAATATATTATGTCTTTTCTACATCTTTTGAATTCTCCTTTTTCTTGTAAGGTCATTTGAAATGCAACCCTACCTTTTCTTAAAGTAGGATTCTTATCAAAGAAAGGATTCTTAGCTTTGTTTAAATCTAATCCGTAGTTTTCTACCTTATCAATAAGAGAATCTACTAATTCGGTTGTCCATATTTCAGAATCAAATTCTGGTGTTGCAATGTTACTGAATTCTTCTCCGAATGTAGGTACAAATGACTTTTCTATAAATCTAGGTGAGTTGTTGCTCATACAGTATTTACTTAAATTAAATAAATCAATACAGACTTTAAAATATTATAGTCATATTTATTCTTTAATAAGTATATCAAAAAACTTAAACAAAATTGAGCAAACAAAGTACATCTTTAGTAAAAGAATATTTAGAAAACGTAGTTTCTAAAAGACCACTAACCGAAGCCATTGAAAAAATATCTTTCAAGATACAAATTTTTGAAGAGGATGGTAAATCGAAAGTAATTGAAGCTATAAAGAAAGAAAAAATAGATTATATAATTTTAGTAACTAAACTTACTACTATGATAGAAATGTTTAATTTGATAAAAGATGATGACAATATAGTTATGATAGATAAGATGAAATCGGACATCGAAAAATTTATGGAAACAATTGCAAAAACAATAGTTAAATCTAAAAAGGAATTCGTAAATGAATAAAAAGACAGAAGAAAACAGCGTAGTTCAATTCCTCACAAACGAAGGGGTTGAAATCAAAATGGTTAAGAAAAATAGAAAGTATCATATCTTGGTACTAGATTCCGTTAAGAAAAATGCTAAAAGTAAAAAAGTATTTGAATCTTTGAGTACTGATAAGTCTATGCAAGAATTTTTCAAATATTGCAATCACTTTACTAAAAAAATAAAATAATGGATAAAACTTTACCCAATAGGGATTTAGACTTGCGAAAGCGAGGAGGACTTGTATTCTACGAAAAAGAACATGCGTATTATAATGCTGATGGTATAAAATATACCGGAATGACAACTTTTCTTAAAGATTTTTGTGCTCCTTTTAAAGCTGACGAAACTGCTAAATATAAAGCAATCAAAAATTCTTTACCTGAGCAAAAGTTTAAAGACTTAAAAAAACTTATTGTATCGAAATTAAACGAAAGTAATTTTACGGCTTGGTCTAAGGTACATTTATTTTATGAAAAGATTTGTGAATCGAATCCAACATTAGGTGCAAAAATAGTAAAAGAAAAGGAAAACATTTTAGCTGATTGGGCAAAATCTACAAATGAAGGTTCAATTGAACACGACAAAAGAGAAAAAGATGTTATAGAAAATGGAATTACTTGGAAGGGTAAATACTATCCATATATGAACAAGACGATATTAGATGTTACTAAAGATGATGTTTGCGTAATACCAGAAATAATGGTATGGGACCATGAAAGTCAACTATGTGGTCTTATTGATTTACCTATTTTCGATAAAGGAGTTGTTCATATTCTTGATTATAAAACAAACAAGAAAATAGAAAAAACTTCTTTTATGAATAAAGTAATGAGTGGTGTATTTAGAAAGTTCAAAGACTGTAACTTTTCAAAGTATTCTGCACAACTATCTGGATATCAAAAAATGGCTTGTGATTTGACAGGATTCGAACCAGGAGAAAAATGGATAATTCATACAGCAAACGAAAAATACAAAAGAAAAAACGATGCATTCATAGAATGTATTGATATGAATAAAGAAATAGAAATAGCATTTAAAACATTTAGATAATATGATTAGTAAAGAAGATGAACAAAAAGTTTTAGAATTTGCAAAAAACTACAAGGAAAGAGCGGACAAGGTATCAGGGTATAAAGATGAATTGACAATTCTTCAAAAGGACATTCAAGAAGAATTGAAAACTATGGAAGAACTTAGAAATAAAGAACTAAAGTTTTTAGACGATTTGCGATTGAAATACGATACTACACCAGATGTTGTTGTTCAATTGATACAAAAAATAATACTTGCTAATGGATAATATAATGATTATTAAAAGAGATGGATCGAAAGAACCTCTCAATATCGAAAAGATAAACAAAGTTCTACTTTGGGCAACTGCCGACATTTCAGATGTTAGTGCATCTGAAATTGGTATGAATGCCAATCTTCAATTTTATGATGGAATAACAAGTTCCGACATTCAACAAGTTCTTATAAGTTCTTGTGTTGATTTGATTTGTGAAGAAACCCCTAACTACGATTTAGTAGCTGGTAAACTTTACAATATGTATTTGAGAAAGAAAGTTTTCAATACGTTTAAATACCTACCTACTTTGCACGACCATTTAAAAAGTATGCAAGATAGAAATTGGTACACTAAAGAAATTTTAGAAAATTATACTAAAGAAGAAATTCAAGACATAGGCAATAAAATTTTAAATCACAAAAAAGATTGGGATTATACTTATGCAAGTATAAGACAAATGTCTGACAAATACTTAATAAAAAATAGAAAATCTGATGAAATATTTGAAACACCTCAATTTATGTATATTGCAATTGCGATGTGTGTTTCTGCTGGCATTCAAGACAAAAGAAAAAGATTTCAAGATATTAAATCAAAATATAATGATTATTCAGAATTTTATATATCATTATCAACACCGGTTGTATCTGGGATTAGAACGAATACGACACAATATAGTTCGTGTACGCTCATCGAATGTGATGATTCGATTAAATCAATCAATTCAACTTCTAATGCAATTGTAAGCTATACAGCAAAACGTGCTGGAATTGGTATGAATGTAGGTAGAATTAGGGCAGTAGGAGATGAGATCAGAAATGGTGATGTTATTCATACCGGATTAATTCCTTTCTTGAAAACATTCGAAACTAACACTAAAGCCGTTCATCAAAATGGTTTACGAGGTGGTGGTGGAACTGCACATATTCCAATTTGGCATAAACAAATTGCTGATATTATTGTTTTAAAGAACAACAAAGGTTCTGATGAAAAAAGAGTTAGAAAATTAGATTATAGTATTCAATTTTCTAAAATATTTTGGCAACGTTTTGTTGAAAATGATTTGATTACTTTATTTTCTCCTAACGATGTCCCAGGATTATATGATAATTTCGGACTTGAAAAGTTTGATGACTTGTATTTGAAATATGAAAGAGATGAATCAATTCCTAAAGAATTAGTTTCGGCAAGAGAATTGATAGGTGATATTATTCAAGAGCGATTTGAAACCGGTAGAATCTATATTATGAATATAGACAATGCTAATTCACATACTACTTTTGATACGGAAAATGGTAATAGAATTACAATGAGTAATTTATGCCAAGAAATTAATTTACCTACTAGTCCACTAAATCACGAAGATGACGGTAAGTTAGTTGATAGATATTTAATTGTCGATTCTAACAAAAAAGATGAACTAGAAAACTGGTTGAAACACAATGATGTTTACATTACAGGAAAATCTTTTGGTTCTGAAAATGAAATTATTCACGAATCAACAGGAAGAACCGATTTATACTTATCTTATAGAAAAGAAGATAGCAGCTTAAGAGATTATATCAAAATCAAAGCTGAAATAGTTTATGGAGAAAAACCTGCCGAAATAGCATTATGTACACTTGCAGCTGTTAACTTAGGTAAAATTAGAGATTATAAAGACCTTGAAAGAGTTACTAAAAACATTGTTGATACTTTAGAATGGGTTATTGATAAACAAGAATATCCTATGTTTGCTGCATTGAAAATGTTAAAACGTAGAAGTATAGGAATTGGAATTACTAACTTTGCATATTGGATGGCAAAGAAAGGTTTTGATTATGAAGATTCAAATGCATTAGAAGAAATTGATAGGTTGTTTGAACACTTTACATATTATTGTTTAAAAGCTAGTAATAATATGGCAAAAGAAAAAGGTGCCTGTGATTACTATTACAAAACAAGATTTTCAAAAGGTGAATTGATAATTGATAACTACAATAAAAATGTAGATAAACTTGTCAATAGAAAATTAGATTTGGATTGGGAAACATTAAGAGAAAATATCAAAGAATATGGAATGAGGCATAGTACTTTAAATGCTCATATGCCAGTAGAAAGTTCTTCTGTAATTTCTAATAGTACAAATGGATTTGAACCACCAAGAACCCCTATTCAAGTTAAGACTAGTAAGGCCGGTGCAATTAAGATGGTTATTCCAGGATATTCAAAGTACAAGAACAAATATACTTATGCATTTGATATGGAAAGTAATGAAGGTATTATTAATATTCATTCAGTTATTCAAAAATGGACTGACCAAGCATTAAGTTGTAATCATTATTATGACCCACAGGATTGGGAAGATGGTAGAGTTCCTATGGATGTTTTAGCTGATGACTTACTTAGATTTTATGCTTATGGTGGAAAACAAGTATATTATGCAAATACCTTTGATAATAAAACTGAAGATTTCACTAATCAATTAAATGAAACTTTAAAAGATTTACCAAAAGAAGACGACCCGATGGAAAGTGGGTGTGGGGACGCGTGTGTTTTGTGATAGAAGTTAAGACCAAGAGGATTTATTCTTCTTGGTTTTTTTCTTTTATAATAATTTTTTATAATGTACAGGCACCTATTTGGATTTTAGATGATTAAATAGAATAACGGTGATTGAATATATTCGACCATAACAATCACCGTTTCAAAAATAATAATTTAATAATGTATTTAACATCTAAAAAATGGACACCTGAAACAACACACTATTTTTACAAAACAACAAACCTAATAAATGGAAAATTCTATTACGGTTCTGGACATCTTAAAAGATATATAGGTAGTGGAAAAGTATTCCTTAAAGCTGTAAAGAAATACGGAAAAGAAAATTTTAAACACGAAAGACTTATATATTTCAATAGTCGCGAATCGGCATATGAATTTGAAAACCGATTTTTGAGTTTGTATGACATAAAAAACATAGAAAAATCTTATAATTTAAAAAATAGTGCAAAACATTTCGATTTAGGTACTGCTACTGTTAAAGATGAACTCGGTAATGTATTCAGAGTTTCAACTAAAGACCCAAGATATATTTCAGGGGAATTGGTGGGCGTTACTAAAGGTAGTATTTGTTCAGAAGAAATGAAAGTTGTTTTGTCTGAAAAGAATAAAGAGTATTGGAAAGATAAAGTTCATCATACAAAAGGGATGACGACATTTAAAGATAAAGATGGTAATACATTTCATTGTAAAAAAGATGACCCGAGAGTTGTATCTGGTGAATTAGTATCTGTATCTAAGGGAATGGTAGGAGTAAAAGATAAAGATGGTAATAAGTTTCAAGTATCTAAAGATGACCCGAGATATTTGAGTGGAGAACTGGTTTCAACTACTAAAGGTAATATTGGGTGGACTGCGATTATCATAATTGAAGGTATTGAAAAGAAAATCAAATATTGGGCAGAAGAATATAAAACAACTATTAATAATTTTCCTAAATATTGCAAAGATAACAATATTTTATATCAATGGAAAAATCCAAAAAACAAAAAATTTACAGTTTAAAATATTTACTAGTATTTTTACCTTTAAAAAGTAAGAAAGTAATAATATGAGCGATATAAAAAATAATACAATACTTGGTAACGATTTATTCAATAATGAATTCAAAGAAACTTTAATCATGCATATACCACACGCAAGTGTGTCTATTCCTGATAGAAGTGAATTTTTAATAAACGATGATGAAATAAACAAAGAAATATTAAAATTGACAGACATAGGAACTGATGTTATATTTGATTTAGGAAGTGATGTTACACAACACAAATTCAAATACAATAGAATTTATTGTGATGTAGAAAGATTACCTGACGAACAAGAAGAAATGTTTCAATTTGGTAGAGGTTTCTATTATACAAAAACAGATGATGGTAGAGATTTAAGAAATGAAGAACCGTTCATCAAAGATGATGTTGAACATTTGTATGGTGAACACCATGATGTGCTTGAAAATATTGTATTTGATAAAATATACAAACGTGGGTTTGCAACTATAATTGATTGTCATTCTTTTAGTGATACCCCATTTGAAACTGATTTGATTAAAGAACCTAATAGACCAGATATTTGTTTAGGTACAGATGATTTTCATACACCAAAATGGTTATGTGACCAAGTAAGGATATATTTTGAGAATTTAGGTTATACTGTTAAAATCAACAATCCTTATGGTGGAACTATCGTACCTTTGAAATGCTATAAAAAAGATAAAAATGTTCATAGTATAATGATTGAAGTTAATAGAAAATTGTTTATCGAAAATGATAATGTTGATTACAAGAAATTGTTAGAATTAAATAATGTAATGAAAAAAATATTTGACTAATGAAAACAATAAACGAATTAAAAGAATACAACGAATATAAAAATAAAATGACTTTTCATACAATTATGGAAAGTTTTTTTAGTTTAGATGAAGGTAAAGCAGACCCAGAAGTTTTAGAACTTATTCAAAACGATGAATTTGATACTAATCCAGCAGAATTTAAAAAATCTTTAAGTAAATCTAAGCATCAAGAAATGTTAACCGATTATGATACTAAAGAGTTAAAGAAAATGAAACTTTTTAAACTTAAAGGATATAACATTGGATTTGCATTAAAAAAGAAAGATGGTAAACATCAAGAAATTGTTGCTGTTCACAATAATGAACCTAATGTTAAAGGTATAGGAAAAGATTTAATGAAAGCTGCAATAAAAAACGGAGGTGTTTACTTAGACCATTTTTCTGGTTACTTAGATAATTTTTATTCTAGTTTAGGTTTCGTTGAATACGACAGGGATAAATTTGACCCACAGTATGATGAAGACGGTTCTTTCAGAGCAAAGTATGGAGAAGCTGACGTAGTTTACAGAAAATTAAAGTAATGAATGAAAGGATTAGACGAATATTTAAACGAATCTAAAACTAAGATTGAATATAAAGTTGAACATTTAGATTCTTACGGAGGTCAAAATAACTACGAGTTAGGTATGTATATTAACGGAGATATTGTAGGTATGGTAGAGTATGTTATTTTTGAAAAAGAGCTAACAGTAAGTGATGTTGTTGTTGTTCCCAAATATAGAAGAAAAGGTTTTGGTTCAAGAATGATGCAATACCTTAAAGACTTTCACAAAGATGCAACTTATAAACCATCTATGCAAACAGACTTAGGTGCTAAATTTAAACATAAGAAAATTAAAGATTTATATAGTCTTGATTAAATAAAATAAATATAAAAAATGAAAACATTAAAAGAATTAAACGAAGGAAAGTTAAACGAAGCATCAAAAGAAGCTGCTGAAGCTATCAAACTTATAGGTAACTTGGCAAAAGCTTTCAAAGAACTTACAATTGATTGGATAGATGATGATAGTGATTTATACAATGACAATGCAGTAGATGATTTTCCTTTTAGTGATTCATTAGATGAATTAAATGCCGATGTTCAATCATGGGCAATACAATGTATTAAGAATCTTAAAAAATCATAACTTAAAAAAGTTAAAATGAGAACCGATATTTCTTTGATTTATCGGTTTTCTTATGCCTAAAAAGTTGCAATTGTCAATATTTATTCGTATATTGTAATTGTTGGTGAGGTTATCAACTTATTGTTTAACTTAATACTACAAAAAATGACAGAACTAGATTACGAAAATTTAGCAGAATATCAAAGATATGAAAATTTAGTTAATACTAAAGAATTTGTAAGTGAAAAAGATTACAAATTTATCATAGGTTACGACCCATTAGAAAAAGAAAACTGGGTTAGAGAATCATGGCATTACGAAGAGGGAGAACGCTTCATAAACTTGAAACTTTACTATCAAAAACTTAAAAAATAACTAAACTTAAAACTTACTACTATGGCATATTGCGTATTATCAAAAGATGGAGATTTCTTTGCAGTTAAAGGAACTAAAACTAAAATTCAAAGTTTAGTAAAGAAAGGTTATGTTGGAATTGCAGTTTCTGAATCAAAGGAAAAAGCAGAAGGTATAATTATGGGAATCAAAGCTCACAGTGTTGTTGAGAAATTTGCTGGTCATTTACCTCACGATATGAAAGTGGCCTTTAAATCAGAAATTGCTCAATTGGCAACTCAAATGTATAATGAAATAGTTAAATAGAATATGATAAATTCTTTAAAAATAAATAATAGATATGAATAAGATTAAAAAAGTAGTTAATTCGGGTTGGTTCAACTCGATTTTTGCATTTGCAGTTGCGGCTGGATTTGCATTTTATGGAAATTGGTTCCCTTTTGGAATTGCACTTGGATTTGGAGTTCAAAGATTAATTAGTAGTTTTAAAACTGTTGATTGTGACTGTGACTGTGAAGCTTGTAAAGATTGTGAAAAATAAAAATAGATATGAAAAGACTAAACGAATTTTTGAATGAATATGCTAGTAGAAAAAGGACTGATGTTCTAAAGAAACATTTTGATAGAACCAATATGTCACTTGCAAAATGGATCAAAGCTCATATATTACCTCAAGAAAAACTTGATTCTGAGTCTGATGCAGCTAAGCTAATTACAAAAGTTAATAGTCGAAAATATTATAGTAAACTGCCAACTATGTATTTCTTTGATGCACCTGCTGAAGATCATCCATCAGATAAACTAATTGTACATTTTGTATCATCAGAAAAAATTCGACAAAATATTGTTAAAAACGGCTTTATTTACGGTGAATCTGATTATCTTAAATTAGGTATGAATTGGTCTTCGCGACATAAGCCTAAAAGAGATATTGGATACAACTATGGTCTTGATTATGATGATATGTTAGAAAAATACGGAACTTTACAAAAAGGCGCAAAGCATTGGGGACCTTATCCTATTACATTTAAATCCACTGATGCAATTAAAAATTATCACTTTGGTGACGATGTTGAACAAGTATTATTTTGGGGTCCGTCAGCATATGATATAAAAGCAATTGAACTATAAAATATTTTACGTTTAGGACCGTAAAGTTACTTGCTTCGGTAGGTGTTTAAAAGAGGATGATGTCGCTATCGGTCCTCTTTTTTTTGCATTAAATAAATTAGAAATTATGGTAGGAACATCAAAAAAATTAACAGTTCGAGATGAATATTCTGAAATTGTTATAGAAGGAGAAATAGTTGAAAGATATACAGGAATAGTTTCATCTTTCAGAGAAATTGCAATAAACGATTTAGGATTGCTAAAATCAGTAAAAACAAAATATAGTGTAGATTACTACTTAATAAAATTATCTACTGGAGACACTAAACATATTTTATGTTCAGATGTACTAAAAATAGAAGAACCATAAAATATATTTAAAATTATAAAATATTTACAATAACAAAAACATTTAATTACTAAAGAAATAAACTACTATGATAGAAGACACAAAAGAATACGTAAAATCAGTTATTAACAAACTTAACATTGACCATACTAAAGAACCTATGTTTTTTGGAAAAGGATTGAATTTACAAAGATATGATAAAACAAGATATAAATCTAATCTTGAATTTTTTAAACAACAATTAAGTTTCTTTTGGCGTCCAGAAGAGGTTTCCTTAGATAACGAAACTGCTGATTGGAATAAAATGTCAGATGCACAAAAACATATATTTGTTAAAAATCTTTCATATCAAATTCTTTTAGATTCTGTACAAGGTAGAGGTATTCACAATATTATTGACTATGCATCTAATCCAGAAATAGAAGCATTTGGTAAAGCCTGGGAATTTCAAGAAACAATTCATAGTTACAGTTACAGTTGGATTATTATGAATCTTTTCAGTAAACCAAGTGAAGTATTTGATGAAATATTGAATGATGAGGAAATTCTAAAAAGAGCATCTTCCGTAACTAAGTACTATGATGAATTGATAGAAAAAACTGCAGACAAAAATGCAACGGAAGATGAAATCAAAAAACAATTTTATCTAACACTAGTATCAATAAACATTTTAGAAGGAATTAGATTCTATGTTTCTTTTGCTTGTGCATATGGTTTTGCAGAAAGAAAATTGATGGAGGGGAATGCTAAGATTATTCAATTAATTCAAAGAGATGAAAATCTACATTTAGGATTTACACAATCCGTTATCAAAAAGTTAAGAAACGAACCAAGTGAAGGATTTCAAGACATCGTAAAGGAATGTGAAGAAACTGTTATACAAATGTATAGAGATGCTGCACAAGAAGAAATCGAATGGGCAAATTACCTTTTCAAAGATGGTGAAATGATAGGATTGAATTCTGAAATTCTTAAAAAGTATATGATGTTCTTGACTAATCAAAGAATGAAAATAATTGGATTAGAACCAATCTTCGAAAGAACAAAGAATCCTATTCCATGGATTAAGAACTGGACAGATTCAAAGGCAATTCAAGTTGCACCACAAGAAACAGAAATTAGTTCCTATGTAATAGGTTCAATCAATAACAATATAGGAAAAGCAGATTTTAAGAGTTATAAAAAGTTATTTTAATGATACCAAAAATTATACATCAGGTCTGGATAGGTGATGAAATGCCCAAATTTTGTTTGGAATATACAAAAGAATTGCAAAAAAACTATCCAGACTATGAATTCAAAATATGGAAAGAAAAAGATTTAAAATCTTTACCTTCTTGTAAATTTTTAAAAGTATGTAATAGAGATAAACATTGGGGCTATTCAATAGATTGGTATAGAGCACACATTTTAAAATTACATGGTGGTATATATTTAGACATAGATGTAAAATTTTTAAGTAAGATTCCTGAAACTATTTTAAAAAGTAATTTTATTTTATCGTTAGATAATTCACATTGTGTTTCTAATTATATTGTAGGTTCTCCGAAAAACAGTAGATTTATAAGAAATTTGATAGATATATACAAAACTTATGATGATAAAATATTTAGTAAAGTAAAATGGTCAGCACCTGAAATATATAAAAAATGTTGTGAAAAAACTTTTGGAAAGTACACTATTTACAATAAAGACAATGGGAATTTTATTTCTAATAATAGCATTCTTTTTATAGATAATCAAAAAAATGAATATTTCAATCATAAAGTAGGAGAAATAGAAAAATATTTTGATAATGAATAAAGTTAGTTGCATAACAGTTACGAAAGATAGAGTTTCGTATTTAAAAAAGTCTATTGACTATTTTATTAATCAAACTCACGAAGACAAAGAACTAATAGTTGTTTATTATAGTAATGATAAAGAAACCGAATCTTTTTTAAAGCACAATAGAAATTCTTTTATAGAAAATAACATTTATTTTTATAAATTTGTTGAAGAAAATGGCTTGTATTTAGGTTCTGTTCGAAACTTTGCCATTTCGAAAGCCACAGGAAATTGGATTTGTGTATGGGATGATGATGACTATTATGATACTAAAAGAATAAAAAATCAATTAAAGTTTTGCTTAGAAAAAAATATTGATGCTTGCACTTTAAGTTCTATTATGATTTACTCGAACAAGTATCAAGAATTAAAAATTAGTTTTGAAAGATTAGAATTGGGTTGGGAAGGTTCTTTGTTATGTAAAAAAGACACAATGCCCAAATATACAAACAAAGCAAAAGGAGAAGATACCCCAGTTTTAGAAAAGTTAATTGATGAAAATAAATTACTAACTCTTTTTGACCCCGAATTATATGTTTATATATTTCATGACCAAAATGTTTCTGGGGGTGTTCACAAGGAAAGAATTTTCGAGAATTCTTATGTATTGAATATTAAAAAAATAAGAGAATTCAAGAAAAAATTAGATTGGATATGATATTACAAAATTCAGAACACATAACAAGATACACTCTTTATTATGAAGACAATTCTTATATTAGATTAGTAGAAAAGTCAATTGACGGCAATTTTAACATAACCTGGATGATATTGGAAGATAAAGGTAGTATATATACAATAGACGAAATAGAAGCTGATTCGTTAGAAATAAAATTTCAAGAAATAATTCATTAAAACACATTATTATTTTAAAAACCTTAGATATCATCTAGGGTTTTTCTTTTAGATTAAATAATAAAAAAGTTTTCCTGTGCAAGACATAACTCTAATAGAAAATATTTACAACTTTTTGACAAATTTAGAAAAAGATGGATTTATTTCTAAAGATATTAACTTAAAGGTTGTTAATAAACTAAGAAATGGAACTTATTTCAAAAAATATAAAACTCTTAATGATTTGTATTTGGATAATAAAACAATTTTAGACAATTTGAAACCGAATAGGTATTGTTCAGTTGGTGATTATAGTTTTATAGAAAATATTAAGTTCGAAAACAAAGTTGCTAATTACCTTTCAGAATATTTTTACTATAACATAACTAGTAGAACCCCTACTAAAAGAAATAAAACTAAATTCGACTACAATAGAAACGAATTTTACAATTCTGACAAAAGTAAATATATAAAGTACTTAGAAGAATCTTTATTAACTAATTTTGATAGAAATGTAGTATTAGCAAATACAAGACTTAGTTCATATGTTGATGCTTGTTTTGTTGACCCGAATTATGTTGATAGTATTCCTAGAATAAAAGATTCAATAGAAAATGACTTATAAAAATTATAATTGAAATATGTCCGATAAAATTAATTTTAGAGGTGATAAAAACCGACCACTAACACAAGCTGAATTAGATAATAATTTTCGTTACTCAAACGAATGGAAAGCTTCAACCGAATATAAACAAGGAATGGTTGTCTTACACGATATTGCAGGAAACGGTGAGCCATATTTCTATCAATCTAAGAATGACCACACATCAGGAACTACATTTGATGCAACTTTATGGAATAAGGTTGGTGTAGGTGGTTCGGGAGTTCCTGGAGTTCAAGGAGCTACTGGTGCAACATCTACTATTCCAGGACCGACTGGCGTAACAGGAGCAACCGGAGCAACAGGGGCAGATTCAACAATTCAAGGTCCAACAGGAGCAACCGGAGCAACCGGACAACAAGGAGATCAAGGAAATCAAGGAAATCCAGGGGCACCTTCTACAGTTCAAGGACCAATTGGGGTAACCGGGGCAACGGGAGTAACCGGAGCAACGGGAGCAACCGGACTTCAAGGTGCAACAGGAGCAACTTCAACCGTTCAAGGACCACCAGGAAACACAGGAAATACTGGAAATCCAGGACCTGATGGAAAAGGACTTAGGGGTTTTAGTACAACCGCATTTGCATTAGGAAATGCCGGAAACTCTAATATAATAGTAAGACCCAATTTAAACACAGACAATAGCACTTTGGCATTTATGCCAAATGGATATATACATATTGCAAAAACATCAGCAACTTATGAATATCAAGTTTCTAAAATTATAAACTATAACGAATCTACGGGTGCTATGACAATAGCCCCACCAAATTATATATCACCTACTGCAAATACAAATGCAGCTAATCAATGGATAATAAATGCATCAGCAATACAAGGACCAACTGGAGCAACTGGTATAGGAGTAACAGGAGCAACTGGTATAGGAGTAACTGGAGCAACTGGAATGGTAGGTGCTACCGGACCGGGAGTTGGAGCAACCGGAGCAACTGGACAAAAAGGAGATACTGGTGCAGATGGACTTCCTGGAGTTGGCGCAACAGGGCCAACTGGAGCAACAGGACCAACGGGAACAAATGGAACAAATGGAACAAACGGAATAAATGGAATAAATGGAATAGATGGAATTGACGGAACTAATGGTACAAATGGTGCCACTGGTGCAACAGGACCAACAGGACCTGTATCTTCATTAAGTATAAATTATTTCGATGATACTAACCTAAATGGATTTGTTGGTGTTTTTGATATAGGCGCAACTTATCCAACGAGCAGTACTATTATTACTGAAACCGCAATAACAACAGCAGCAACTAGTCCGGTTTTGATAAAAAACTTTGCTTACGTAAAAACATTTGGAGATTTAAATTTAACAACATTACAGTCTGGTATTTTTAAAACATTATTATATGGTACAACAACTAATAGTGCTGTTTCGAACAATTTCGAAATACGCATAGGAATTCTAAATGTAGGTGGAGGGAAAACTACTATTGCAACTGCAAATAGTAGTTTTATAACAAGTCAAGGAGTTGCAGAACAAACAACAACTGAATTGATTCATCCAGTAGATGTTGCCGTACTTTCTACGGATAGATTATTTGTAGATATATATGCGGTAACAACCGATACAAGTAACGTAACTTTAACTTTTAGTTATGATAGCACCTCGACACCTTCGAGGATAGGAACACCGATTCCAATTTCAGAAAAAGGTGCAACTGGAATACAAGGGGCAACTGGGGCAACTGGACTTCAAGGGGCAACCGGAGCAACTGGAATAAGCGTAACAGGGCCAACTGGAGCAACAGGAACAAGTATAATAGGGGCAACCGGACTTCAAGGAGTAACGGGAGCAACTGGAATACAAGGTGCAACTGGATCGACAGATGCTAATCAATCTTGGCAAGAAGTTGTAAACAAATCATATGAAGGTGCAACCGGAGCAAGTGCTGGGTCTGCAGTAGTTCTTGTTAATGATTCATCAGTAACGGGAGTAACTGGACCGAATCCTACTAGAATTCAAATCAAAGGTGGGCCAATAAGTGTAGTTGGTGCAACGGGTGTGACAGGAGCAACGGCTAATGGATATTTTAAAACTGGATTTGAAACAAACATAAACGGAGTAACAGGAAACCATTTTACTTTAGATGCATATTCCCAAGACAATGTAGGTGTTCAAAAAAGGATTTATTTAGGTACAAATTTCAAAAAAACAGCACCTCCAACACATACTGATATAAATCGTGGACCATATCTTTCGAATTATAATGCAGACCTTTCTGGTACACCATTTTTTGGACCATCGGCTGGGTTAAGAGAATTTGATTTAGGTACTTATGACGCAGACGGTATAGAGGCGCAAGATAGAACAAGATGGCAATATTATACTTCGGCAAATAATTATAGAAGAATTGAAATGACAAGACCAGGTGGAACTGGAGGTGCCGGAATTAAATTAGTAAACACTGATTCTCAATATTTATTTAGTAAAATAATGCTAAATGATTTACTTTCTGGTGTAGGTTCGTTTGGTATATATGCTCAAAGTAATATTTCGGCAAAAGGCCAAATAACTTACAATGCAACAACTGGAATTAGATTAACTACATATACACATGCAAATTTCGGTGTTGGTGTTGCGAATGAAAGAACATCAATTAGTGTAGATTCTTTGTCTGTAAGTGCAACAGTACAACCAGAATTAGGTTCCGCTGGATATTATAGCGGAATTTCTGCATCGTTTCAAATGGCAGATAATGATGTTCGATTCAAAGCTAGAAGTGCAACTGATGACATACAATTTATTCTGATTGGGGCAACCGGTAGTATAGATAATGTTGCACAATTTGTTGGTACAACAGCAAAAGCACAAGTTAAAACCGATGGTAACTTTTGGGCAGAAACTGTTCCAGTTGGTTCAGCAAGTGATACAAGAATTTTAGTTGTTGATTCAACAACAGGAGAATTCAAATATAGAACCGATATATCCGGAACACCGGCATTAACAAACGGACAAATATTTGTAGGTAACGCATCTAACGCTGCGACTTCAGTTGCAATGAGTGGAGATACTACAATAAGTAATACTGGAGTGGTTACTATTGGAGCCGACAAAGTTACTTACGATAAAATGCAAGATGTTACTCAAGCAGCAATGCTAGGTAATCAAACGGGTGCTGGGGCAATTACAGAAATTCCAATAATAGAGCAGTATCTACCATCTGGAAACGTAAATATAGCGTTATTAAATTTAACTACTAATTGGGATATAAATGGAATCTATACAGGAAGTGCAATAACAGGAACTTTTCAAGGCCAAGCTCATTATAATGGTAACTATTGGTTTACAGCAGTAGATGATAATGATTGGATAAGATTAATTAGAGGATAATAAATAAGATGATAAGATTATGGGAAGATTAATTCTAAATAAAAATAAAGCATTATCTAGCAATACAAGTGCGGGTACTAGAAAGTATGTAAGAAACCCTCAGTATTTAGATTTACCAACTTTAGTTAATGGTAATGAAAAAATTTATATGTTGGTTAAAGTATTTGAAACAAATAACTTTATTACTTTA